GTCCCCATCGCCCCTCGGAGGCGTCTGCGAACAGGTACCAGGTTGTATCGGCCGTGGCCGAGGCATCCACCACAGGCAGCATCGGATCCACATGCAGCTGCAGGCCCATCTGAGGCAGCACGTTGGTCGTGGGCAGCGGCACGTACGTCGGGGCCGCCGCGTTGGCGCCGCCCGTCGTGTCCACCTGCTGCACGAATGCGCTGGTCAGGATCGCCCTGGCCGCGAACTCGAGCTGCGGGGGCACCACCAGATGCGCCGCACGGATGCCCAGCGGCCGCCCCTGCACATCCGTTTGCAGCGCCATGAGCTGCATCGTGGTCTGCAGGTTGCCGATGGTCAGCGGCAGCACGCCGAGGTTGGTCACATTCTGTCCGTCTGCCGCGTCCGCGATCGGTGTGCCAAACAGCAGCGGGTTGGGGCCCGCGGCCGCCGCATAGATCGAGGTGGCCACCCACGCCTCGGTGAACAGGGCCGCGTTGGAGAAACGGCGAGCGTTGTCGTCAAACGCACCCATCGAGTCGTTGATGATCGCCTCCCAGGACACATCAAACATCCGCCCGCGCTTGAACAGCTGCCGGTTGTAGCTGCCCTCGGTCATCGGGGTGGAGGGATACTCCTCCTTCTCCCGCACCAGCCCAAGCAGCTGTTGGTTGCCCTGGAACTTGTGCGCCGTCGCCACGCGGAAATCGCGCAGTGTGCCGGTGGGCACAAAGCTCCGCCAGGGCGAAGGCGCCCCGCGGTACAGCGCCAGCATCTGCCGGTCCAGCACGCCCCCCAGGAGAACCGGAAAGTCGGAGGTCGTGATCGCCTCCTGCAGGAGATACGCGTGCCGGTGCGCCGGCATCCTGGCCGCATTCGTGATCAGGTCCAGCGTGCGCGCCAGCGCCGCCTCGTTGGGCCCACCCTCTGAAACGGGCCGGTACCCGTCCCAGTTCTCCATTACCGTCATGAACTCGCTCATCGTTGCTCTCCTTGGCGCACCAGCGCCCCCTTGGTTTGTTACTAGGCTACTCGGATGCCCAGCACGTACACGATACCGGCGCCCACATCGTTGCCGCCATCGTCGTCCGTGGTGGTCACGCGCAGCGTGCCGCCGGCCGCGATCTCATGGTTCGCATCATTGATCGCTGCCGCCCGCACCAGTGCCGTATCCGCCCCGGACCACGTCATGGCATCGCTGATCGCGTTGGCGCCGGCGAGCACCTGAATCGTGTCGTTGGCCTCGCCCGCGCCCCCCGTATGCACGGCCCACACATCGACCACCCGCGTCTTGTGCGTGAGCACCACGTCCGTGTTGCCTGCCGCCCCGCCGGCGATGTTGATCCGATGCAATACCGGGATCCCACCGATCACATTGGCGTTGGCCACGTTGGCCATCACCGTGCCCTCAAGCGTGTTCGCCGGCACCTGAGAAATCCCCGAGGCCTCGCTCACGAACACGTCGATCGTCGCCAATCCGCCGACGCCATTGGCTTCCAGCGCGTAGCCGTAGAACAGCGCCGTCGCCACCACCCCCAGCCGCAGCGTTGGGTCCGCGTTCGCCGTGTAGTAGATCGGCGTGCCCACCGCCGTGATGCCCGTCACCGGGAGCGCAAACACTCCCTTGAACGCGACCGTCGCGCCGCCTGCCACGTCGCGGGCAGTGAGTGCCACGCCGCAGCGCGAGCCCACCGCCACCGGCGATCCGCTCACGCTGCCCGCCTCAACCGGCAGATACAGCTTCTGACCCGCTTCGTACACCTTGTTGTTCGCCATGCCCGTTACCCCTTTTGCCCCACCCAGGGGCCGTGATTACCTATCCCCGCCCGTTCGCCGCGGTCTCCGCCTGCTCGGGCGTCAGGCCCGCCCGCACAAACGCCTCTTTCAGCGCCGTGCGCGCGACGTCGCCCGCGCTTGCGCCCGCTCCCATACCCGTGATCTTCCCCGTGTCCCTGGCAGTGCCAGGCGTCGTCGCCAGCGCCTCGGTCAGATACGCGCGCTCCGCCTCCGCCGCCTCCTGCACCCGCTCGCGGTAGGCCACTTCGTTCAGCGAGCCATCCTCAGCGAGCATCGGCGCCGCCGATTGCGCTGCCACCACCCGCTTTCGGGCGGCCTCCGGAAGCTCCACCGCCCCGGCCACCTCGGTGGCCACATCCTGCGCCTGCCGCAGGACCAGCCTCGCCTTCAGCGCCGCGTTCTCCTGCACAAGCCGCTCGTTCTGTGCGCGCAGTTCCTGCGCCTCCTGCTCCGTCACCGCGTCTGTCCTTTCTGCGGGGGCCCGACCGCCCGCTGCCTCGAATAGCTCCAGCACCCGACCACCGGCCCCCGGCGTGGTCACAAAGTCCACGCTCCGGGCTGCCACCAGCTCCTGCACCACTTTCCCCTTGCGCCCGTCCGCCTCGCCTTCGGCTACCCGCCCCAGCGCACGGATCGATACACCGATATGCGGCGCCAGCTCGCCCACGTCCTCCTGGTAACGGCTGGCCACGGCCACCCGCCCGTACAGTCCGGGCCCCACTGGGCCGTTCGCGTCCCAGTGCGCGTCCTCTGCCAGCGTTCCCGCCAGATCGCGCAGATCGCGCTCCGGGCGCTCGCGCTCCTCCGTCGCCGAGGGATGATTCCAGTAGGTGTGCAGCCCCGCCTTGAACACCTGCGGCCCGTCGCGTTCCAGCATCTCAGCGGGATAGTAGCCACTGGAGCCCCACCCGGGCGCGATGATCCGCACCGGGATCGTGCCGTCCTCCCGCACCCGCGCCTCCAGCAGCGGCACCACATCGCCCGCTAGTACGCTAGTGGCTGCACCCTCCGAGGCTTGGGCATCCGAGGCCGCGGCTACCGGCGTCCACACCATCTGCCCGATGACTTCCACCGCCTCGCCCAGCGTCACCGCGCCCGTCTCCGGGTCGATGGCATACGCGCGGCGGTAGGTGCGCCCACCGCTCTCTGCCTGGTCCTCCTGGTACACGAACCAGTCTGCGTACACATCGCGCACCCAGGCCTTCGCCACGGCCGCCTGCAGTCGCTCCCGCACTTCATCAAACGAGAGATTCAGCCGCTCGAGTAGCTCGATTAGCCTCACGTCCATGAGTCCTCCTATAGCCCTTGATTCAGGCAGGCTGACGTGGCCTCGGCACTATCCGTTGCCGCCTCGTTCGGGTCCACCATCATGCCCCCCTTGAAAACCTGCGCGTTATGCGCTATGCTTTGCCTGTGACAACACAAGAGTTCTCCCGCAACTTCGAAGACCAAACGCCCCGCAACAAGGCTTTGATCACCGCCATCGCCAACGTCTTTCACGGCGGCGACGTGGCCGCGCTCTGGGCCAAGATGCTGGCGCGCCGAGACGCTGAACGGGCCGAGGCCGCGAGTGCGCCTGAGGAGCCCCCTTCTGAGGCGTTGATCAACCTGCGCTTCCATCAGTAGTCGCTCCCCTTAAACAGGAGTCTGAAGGCATACCCGCCGCGCCACAGGCTTTCTGTCACCTGAAGCCCTGCTATCGCTATCGCTTCGCCTACCAGCTCTGTGCCGGCCATGCGTCCAGTCTCATCTTCCACCCAGAACTCCACGATACGATCCTGCCGGACGGTCAACCCGACCGTGAACTCGTCCAATCCGTGCTGCCGCGCAACCGCGCCGGCCAGGTTCTCGTTCACGGATGCCACCGCCGCCAGCAGCGTGTCCAGCTCCTCATCTCTCAGCTTGCGCCCCAGGTCCCAGACAAGGCGCCCACCGGTCCCTTGCATGTCCGGCAACAGCACAGCCACCGCATCCTGCTTGTAGTCAGCGCCCCATGCCTTGGCCATCGCCAGGATGCGTTTCGGATCGCCGACCACTCTGGCGTTGAATGACGGCTCTGGCGTGTCCCATAGGCCGATGGTCCGCTCCAAATCATCCTCCAGCTCAAACCGTGTCAGGTACTCATCCTTGAACGTGCTCTCATGCTTATCCCAGCCGCCCTCCGCTTCGCCTGCGGCCCGGGCCGCTGCAACTGTCTCAAAGGGCTCCCGGTTCCATGTATAGCCCAGCACGTGGGGCTCCGTCTCCGCGCCCGCGTCTTCGCTCTCGCTGCCCACGCGCCGCACTTCATACCCGCACCGGCAGTACGGGTGCGCCAGCGGCTGCGCGTGCCCGCTCGGGAACGTATCGTTCAGCGGGATCCATCCCACATCGCCGTTCGCCTGGCAGATCGCGCTCACACGGTCATCGCCCATCGTCACCCAGCGCTTTTCCATATCCAGCCCGGCCGCCTGGAGCCGCTGAGCCACGATCGCCTTGCCTTCCACATAGGCGTTGCGCGCCTCCGTCACCGCGATCCCGTGCGCCCGGCTGTCGATATGCTTCTGCGGCCGCCCCACCGCGAACTCCCGGTAACGCTCGGTGATGCGCTTCGCCATCCGGTCGTACGACCAGCCCTCCGCCACACCCTGGCTGATCACCGTGCGGATGTACTCCCGCGTTGTCTCGTGCGCCGCCACCAGCGCCGCCCCGCGCTGTTCGATGTAGGCCACCGCCCGCGGGTTCGCCAGGTTGAACTGTGCCCCGAACAGCACCGCGATCGGCTCCGCCTCTCGGAGGCTCTCCGCCGCCGGCTGCATGGCCCCGACCACGTACCGGATGCCCGCCGCGAGCGCCCCCTCTACCGCGCGATCTTGCGCGTCACGGAATCGCTCGTGCGTCTCTGCGACGGCCCGATCAAAGGCCGCTTCCCAATCCCCTGTCGGTTCCCAGTTGTTAAGGAACACTCGCCCCTGGAGCCGGAATGCCGCCGCCAGCGCCCGCGCACAGGCCCGCTCGATCGGCGCCAGCGCCCGCCACTGAGCCACGCGCCCCGCAGCCTCCAGAAAACGATCAAGCACCTCCGCCAGCGCCAAGCGCTGTACCCAGCGCCAAGTGCCGTACCCAGCGCCAAGCGCTGTACCCAGCGCCGTGTACTCACCGCTCACCGCCGGCCATCCCCCGCAATGCCTCGCGCATTTCGCGCACCGCGGCCACCATCATGGCCTCCGTGTTCACCTCGCCACGATTTGCGCCCTCCGGCGCCGCGTCCTCCCCATCCGGGTAGAGCTTGTCCAGCACCGAATCCACATCGTCCACGCCCAGCGCCTGCAGCAGCAGGCGGCTCACCGTCGATGCATCCAGCGCCTGCGCCGGCGCCTGCCCCCGCAACGTCGCCGCGTCCACAATCGCTCCCACGCGCTCCGGCACGTCGTGCTCGAGAATCGGCGGGAACTCGACCCGCACCGTGGCATCCCGCGGCTCGCCCGTCTCCGGGTCCACCGCCAGCTCCACACGCGGCGTGCCGTCCGGCTCCTCGATCACCTGCCCCGATAGTTTCCCTGTTTGTACCGCCCACTCAATCACGTACCCCAAAATGTCCTGATGCACCTCAGCCCAGAACGTCTGGCGGGCCCGCATCCGCAGCTCCGTGGGCCTGTCCAGGCTCTTGGCCGTCGCCAGTGATCCCGCCTGCGTATCGCCAAAGAACGTCTCCGGCAGCCCCAGCGCCGCAGCGGCCATCAAGAGCATCCGCCGCCCGTCCTCGGCGCTCACATTCGCGCCGCCGATCCGCACCGGCGAGAGATCCACCCCGGGCGCCGCAATGAACGTCGAGCCGGTCACCGGTGGCGGATTGCTCTCGCCCGTTCCCGGCCCCAGCGTCGTTCCCAGTCGGGCACGCGCCGCCGGGATCGCGGCCGTAGAGGGCAGCGTCAGCTTGTGCGCAAACCGGGAGTACGCCCGCGCCAGCGTCGCCCAGTCTTCCAGAAACGATTTGTAGGCCTTGGCCCAGTCGAGTGCCGGGTACACCTCTGATACGCCAAAGCGCATCTCGCCGAACCCGCCCACTTTGACGTGGTACACCGGATGCTCCGCATCCACGCGGTACCCGCGCACCGCCTCCGGCAAATCGGCTCCCGTATGCCGCCAGTCCACATGCGCGATGCGCTCCAGCACCACGCGGCCATCCGTCTCCACCTGCGAGTGCGCCCGCAGGTAGAACCACGGCTCCTTGATGTCCTCCGGGTTGCAGACGATCTCATCTACCTCATCCGGTGGGATTGTCCGCACCAGCACGCGCCCCGTGCGCCGATCGATAAAGAAGCAAAAGAACAGGTTCCCCGAGAGCCGCAGGTCGGTCTCTTTTTGCATGCGCGCCTGGTGGCTGGTGAACTCCACCCGGTTCTGCGCATCGTCCAGAAAGGCCTGCACGACCTCGTTCACCTCCGGATCAACCGCCCGGATGGTGACGTCCTGGCCGAACACGTAATGCGCCTGTGTGTCCACACCTGACCGGACGAGCGGGTTCTTGAGCCAGTACAGCCGCGCGAAGCGTCCGATCTTCTGGATGGCATCGCGGGAAAGCTCGCCGTCACCGCCGAAGGAGGCAGAGAACTGCACCCACTCGGCGTCTTCCTCTGCCAGCGACATCTCTAGCTCTGGAATGCTTTCCCGCATTTCGTAGCCACGTGAGATGTCGGGGGCGACAGACACACTGGCCGCGGCCCCAACCAAGGCGCCCAACAGCCGTGTCGCTGTTTCCCGTAGCCCTTCCATCACTCCCGGCACTTATGTCCCCCTAGAACGGGCTGATCGTCACGCGCTCCGCCAAACTCACCACTCCTGGCGCCACTGCCGGCCGCTCCAGGAACAACTCGGTCAACGCCCACACCAGCGCATCCATCCGGTTCGGGCTGTCCCGATCCTCCGGCACCCAGGTGGTCATCTCGCTCTCCAGCTCCGGCAGGGCGCCCACGTGGTGGATTCTCCCCTGCTCGTACAGCGCGGCCACCGGCTCCGCCCGCACCCGCTTGCCCCGCGAGGCGAACACGCCCTTGTAGGCCACGCTCGAGTCCACTGTGCGAATCGTCTGCTCGACCATCTCTCCGCCCTGGTTGGTCTCCGCGACCACCCTGTCGGCCCGCTGAGCGTGGTATGACTGCACTACCCGCGAGGCCCACGTGTGCGGCGATCCGTGCAGCGAGTCGTCCGCCAGCACGTACCCGTGCCCGTCGATCCCCAACCCCGCCGCGATGATGCCTACCGCATCCCCCGCTGTGGTCGCTGTCGGGTCCACCCCAACTACCACCCGAACTAGATCAGGCGCCCGCGCCACCCGCCAATCGTCGATCATCCCCAGCGTCCAGAGTGCCCCGGGCGTGTCTTCCAGAATCTCTCCATCGATCTCCTGACGCCCCAACCGCGTGCCCCGCAGCGGCTCGATCACCTCCCGGATATACGTCGGCGAGAGGTTCGCAAGGTTCGCGTCGGTCGGATACTGCGCGTCTATCGTCGACGGCCGGCTGCGCAGCTCCGTGATCAACCGGATCGGGCGCGGCGTCGTCGTCACCACCACCCGCGGATCCGCCCCGATGCGCAGCCCAAACAACAGGTTCGACCAGGTCTCCTCCGGATACTTGAACTTGGCCAGCTCATCTACCCAGGCCGTGTCATGCTGCGGCCCGCGCAGCTGATCCGGCTCGTCCCCCGAGTAGGCGATCGCCACCGCCCCATTGGGCCAGACCACGCGCCGCTTGCTCGGCTCATGCACCGGACGCATCCCCGGCGGATAGATGTTGAGGAGCGCCGAATCCCCCAGCTCGATCATCGTGTCCCTAACATCCGCCTTTGTTTGTCCCACCAGGGCAATGCGCCGAAACCCCTGTTGTACTCTCTGTCGAACCCACTCCGCGCCGGTGCGCGTTTTGCCAAAGCCGCGCCCGCTGCGCAAAAGCCACACGAACCACTTGCCCGGTGGAGGCATCTGTTCCGGCCTCGCCCAAAAGTGCCAGTCATACAGTAGAGCGAGCGCCTCTTCATCACTCAGGCTCTGCAGGAACGCTCGCCGCGTCTCGGCGGGCCATGAACTGATCGATGCGACGCTCAAGCTCCTCTCGTGCCCCCTCGAGGGTGACGTGAACATCCTCCTCAGTCCGATCTGTGAACAACTTGTGATGCCGCCCCAGGTGCACCAGCGCCGTTTGCGCGTCGTGAAACTCGACGATCCGGCGCCCGTCCCGATCCCATTTGATCCCCTTGATCAGGTGCCCCTTGCCCTCAGCGATCATCCGGTCGAGATCAACAGTCCCAAACTCGGTTATGTACCGCGCATACTCCGCTCGCGCCTGCTCCGCCAACCGCACGAGCACCTCATCGGCTCCCATTGCCCGCTCGGAGATCCGCTCCGCGATGTAGGCCTGCATCTCCGGGCGCGCGAACACCCGCGAGGCGGATTTCCGCGCCCGGCCGGACGGGTAACCCACCGCAATGGCAGCCTTGGTCTGGTTCCAGCACCGGAGGTACTCCTCCGCCATCGCTACCCAGCGCGCGCGCATGGCCCGCTACCGTCTCTCCGTAGCGATCTTGTGCGCGATCTGCCCACCGAGCCCCGCGGTG